CTAGGTCTGCTAAACCGTTTTGTTGCATACCCTGTTCTGAAAAATCTACATGGGTAAAATTAAAACCATTCTCTTGAAGTTTAAGATCAATGAATGGACCTACTGCTGTATCTGTGTAAATTTCCCAAATACCATCATGTTCTACTTTAGCATGATACCAAACATCACCATCTTCTTTATCTTCATACTTGATAATTTCTATTGATTTTACAAAAATCGACTCTGGACTGTTAGGTCCAATTGCTCCTGGGATATTAATATCTTCAGGGTTTCTAGTATAAAATGAATCTTGTGAAAGTTCACATACTTCGTTAATTTCGATTTTGTTTTTGGTTTCTACTATGTCTAACATTGTTTATCCTTTTTCCTAATTATAGTACTATTATGCACTCGTAAGGACCAAATGTCAAGCACTTTTAGCACTTTTTTTGAATTCTTTTTCGCTGTTATATCAGTAGGTTAGGATATTTCTTCGATTTCTTCTGGTGTTTTCCACACTAATTTCACGCCTCTACGGTTCAATTCATTGATAAATTTGTTTTTATGCTTCTTTTTGCCTGTGTTTATGGCATTTATAAGATCTTCTGTTGAGGTTTGTCCGACATAATAATGTCTCATTCTTGTTCTTTTGGTGGGTCTGCCGTCTGGACCTTTAATATATTCCTTGTGGCTCTTTTTGAATTTTGGGGGCATCACTTCTCTCCATTTTTTAGTTTGCTAATCTCCTCTCCGTTAGTTTTAATCTTGGCATCCTGCATAGCGTCAACTAATTTTTGTGCCCGTTCTTGATCTGTATCTCTGTGTAAGTCAGGATCAACTATCTTCTCTAACTTCAAAAACTCTATACGAGTATTAGGTACATATCTCCAGGTATAACCTTCTTCTCCATATACACCAAATACTGTTTCTGATAATCCTATTTTTACTATCAAGGCAGGATTACCATCTAATATTACCTTGTCGCCTTCTTTAAAGGCAGGGTTAAAACGGAACTTAGCACCCTTAACAAAAGATGTAGCTGCGTCCCGTATAGACAACCCGACTATTAGAGTAAGTAAAAAACCTATGAACTCTACATAGTATGCGCTTAGTTCGATTGTGGGCATTAATCTTTACTGTGGTCTGTGCTCGTACTGTTTACATACAATCCAAACCAAGCAGCCCCTGCTCCTACAACCACACTAACAAGCCCTGCTTGTTCTGCTCCTGGTGATGGCAATGCCATGAACCAGTTTGTTACCTCGTATAATAAGTAGATATACATGCTAATAAATGCACGAGGAAATAATCTCCATCTACTAAAATACTCTGGTGCAATCCAAATCCAACCTCTGTCGTCAGGTGCACTCCACCAAGGTTTACTAGGTGGTGCCTCCTCTTCGGCTGGAGCTGCTGCTGCTTTTAGTGCTTCGTATTCTTCTAAACTTAAATTTACATCTGATTTTCTATCTGCCATTTGTAAATAACTCCCATTGATTTATACTCTTTTTCTTACATTTCAATAAATGATTTGTAAGTTCATTAGTATTTATATCATCTAAGAGCTTGGCAAATGGAATATACCCTACTCTTAGAGCAGGATCTTTTAAATCAGGTAAATCTAATTTGTCTTTTAATATTGTATGTGTTTCCTCAATTCTTTCCCAAACTGTATCATTAGGAGCTACTTCCTCCCCTAACCAGCAAAAGAAACTAGGTCTACAAATATCCTGTGGTACATATTGTTCTTTCTTAATATTGTAATCCTTAGAAAAAGCAATCTCTGCAAAGTGCTTTCCTACATGAGGATAATTTATATACAAATAACCAGGCTTTCTAGTTAATGTAAAATATGAATAGTCAGGAGAAAATAGTTGCATTGTAGTATTTCCTGCCATATATCCCCATCTAGGAGGATACCCTTGTTCTACTAATTCATAATAATGAATAAGATTATTTAATCTAGACATCTCAGGATCATCCTCATGATCTGCAAAATATTCATGTAAAGCATTCAAATCATTTGTAGGTTCTTTGCCTAACATGTAAACAATTTTATCTATCTCAGATTTTATTTCATCTTTTTGTTCACCCATGAAGTAAAACTCTTTACTTTCATGTAAGTTTTCTTCTAGGAATTTAGCAAATCTTTTTGCCACTAAGGTATCTAATACCTCGAACTCTATGCCATTAAAATTTAATGTCGTCATACTTATCTCCAGATTGGCCTCTATCGAATACTGGTACATCTATATTAGAATCTGTTATAGCCTGCTGTGCTGAGTCTTCTAAATCATACAATTTCATCTTAGCTCTATCAACACCTATCATAAATCTTTTGTTTCTTGTAGGATCTGCATATCTGTTTTTCAACTGCTTAATCATAAATTGTCCTAATTGTTCTAGTTCTTCTGTACTAATAATAGCAAACATCAAATCTGCTGTAGCAGGCAAACCAAAACTTTCTGAGGTGTCTGTCAAATCTACATCACTGCTGTTGTAACCACCTCTTGTTGTTTGTGTAGCACTAAAAATAGGAACATCTTGTTCTACTGCCAATCCTCTAAGTTCTTCTGCAATACTCTTAATAATTGTATAAGAGTTAGCACTACTGCCAGGCCTAAATCGAGAACTTGTGCAAATGTTTAAATAATCTATATAGATAATATCTGGATGAAAGTTTCTTTTCAGTTTCAATTCATTCAATAGTGCTTTAAAATGTCCACTATGTGCAGATGCTGTAGGATATTCTTTAACAATTAATCTACCTTCATACTTGTCTTTTAGTGTTTGTATTCTATCCTGATACATAGGTTTAGACAAGTCTTTCAAATCCATAATAGGAATGTTCATAAGATTAGCATCTATTCTTTCTGCTATTCTCTCTTCTGCCATTTCTAATGTAATATAGAGTACACTTTTGCCTGCTGCAATGTTAGCAGACGCCATATGACACATAAACAGGGACTTACCAACACCTGTGCCTGCTAATGCAATGTTTAGTGTCTTGTTAGATAAACCTCCTTCTGTAATCTTATTAAACAAGTCTAAGTCAAAAGGAACCTTCTCTTCTAGTCTATTGTAAAAGTCAAAACGCTTATCGGCATCTTCTATAAAGTCATGTCCTACATTAGTATCAAATCCTACTTGTAATGCCTCTGTCAACATCTCAGGCAAAGCATCAGGAGTTTTGTCCCTACTCTTACCATCAATAATTTGTATGCCTTCTAATACTGCATTAAATACTGCCTTATCTTTACAGAACTTTTCTGTTTCATCTACGAGCCATTGTAGTTCCTGAGTCTCTTGTTCATATTCAAATATTGTTTTCAGTAAACTTCTTTGTTCTTCTGTAGCTCTATCAAATGCAACAGACATTGCCTCTATTGTAGGAGTATTGTTATAAGTTTCTATGTAAGATTTAATTTGTTCAAAGGCATACTTATGATCGCCATCAGAAAAATATTCAGCCTTAATAAAAGGCAATACTTTCCTAACATACTTTTCGTTTCTTACTAGATTAACTAAAATTACAGTATCAAGCACTATACCTCTTCCTTATATTCATTATACACTTCTACCACACAAGGTGCACAAATATACACCTCGCTATCATCACTATGAAAACAATACGCTTTATCTTTTTCTTCTATAGGTTTTTCACACCTATCACACTTTATCGTATTCTGCTTGGACATCATCTTCACTCAAATCGGACGCCATCATTTCTACAGATCCGACTGTATATTGTTTCTGTACCCATTCACCAAACTTCTTATCTGATAAAATAGGAATCCAAAAGTCTTTATCTAAGTCTTTAGCTCTTACTTTAGGATCAACTGCTTCACCTGTTGTCATATCAACTCTCTGATACCAACCATTACTAGGCTTAATTACATAACCAGATGCTAGTCCCATGTCTAGTAATCCAGACCATTTACTAATACCTTCTTCCCATGTAACTTCTACAGGAATTTTAGATTTCTCTCTAACAAACCTAGACTTCTCAACATTAATTACAAATTCATAACCTGTAACTTCTGCTCCTGTCTTTTGTTGTCGTCTGCCAATAATAAAAATATTATCTGCAGAATAGTAAATACCTGTACCACCACTAACTACATCTTTAGGAAACAATCCTATTTCTTTATATGTGTGATTAACTACGATTGCAGGTATATCTTTAATTGTTAAGTGAGGTGTAATCATTCTAAACAGTGACTTCATTTGTTTAGCTCTTGTCATATCAGCAACACTCTTACCTTCTAAGGCATCTTCTACTTCTTTCTTAGAAGCTAAGTTACCTACAGAATCTACAATAATCATGACATGATCATCTCTTTCAAAGTTATTTAACTGTTGCATAACATCATGTTTCAACTGTTCAATATCTGAGATAGGACTATGTACCACTCTTGTTGTATCTATATCAAATGTTTCAA